TTTGACTTTGTTCCTTTACACACGGATCCAGTATAATTTTCGGGTACGTCTCTCAATAATAGATCGAGAGGTATACCATGTTTCTTTGAAATGATTTCGGCATAATCACTTATGATTTCATTGGCTCGCGTTTTCAATTCTTCATCAAATACCGTGATAAGTTTATCGTAGGAACTCATTGCTTACTTCTATCTTGATCGTATTTTTTAAATAACTCTTCAACCGAATTTTGTTTTTCCGCGTCGTTTTTTAACCTCAATTTCAAATCGGTTATTTTTCCTGTCGTGTCCAAGTTTCTCTTTTTACACTCTTCCACGAGTTGTTCCTTTTTCATACCACTAAATCCGGGTTCTTTTTTCTTTTTAGGTGGTGCATGTTGAGTAATAATTTCACCGAATATTTCCTCCTTCGTGTTTGTAAATAATGGATCGAGTAAATCACACACAGGATTCAGGAATTTATTGACAAAGTAATAGTGATAATCTACAGGTACATCATGCTCTTCGACGTATTTAGGATCTTCAGATTTTTCAAAGGCTCGTGCTTTCGGATCACCTGTTTTTGTGAGTAGATATGGGACCCGGTCACCCGATTGTGGCTCCGAGCCAGGTTTCCTATCGCGCATCTTATTGACAACCTGGACATGTGCTTGATTGATGTATATACTATCGGGGCTCGTTATTGAGACATTTTGCCCCTTCACCTTATACGAATCCGAAAGAGATTGACTCAAGATCAGCTTATCATTGTGTATGTCGCCAGATAAGAGTTCTATAGCGCGTTCTCTCGCAAGTTCGAGTGGTGGACCAGGGTCACTCGAGGTGAGAACTACATCTAAAAGCTCCTTGCAAACCTCTCGAACATGGGGTGTATTATCTCTGCGAACAACCTGAAGCCCCTTGATATCTATGTAATCCATATGCATGTTTCCATCCTTACCCTGTGTCCAAAGTTTCGCGGCGTACCTCTTCTTCGAGTACAAGAAATATGGCCAGTACACCTTCTCAAGTTCTAGGTTATTGGGCTTTTTGAAGAGGGCGCTACATTCTGTCGCCGCCCTTTCACCAATCTCCCAGCTGTATTTTACAGCGTCTTCACCCGTCCGATCACCCACATCAAACTCAACCATCACAGAATCCGTGTCACCATACCGTACCTTCGCACCCGGAAAGTTCTTTTCGACATATGTCTTTGTCTCTTCAATCATCTCACGTCCCCTACATGTCGTCGTAGATGCGATAGGAACACATGGAAGAATACCTTTACCCGCACCAGTAAATCCATACACCGAGTTCATACTAATTTTGTATGCCAACTGCTTACCGTTATAGACTTCCTTCATCGCGCCAGTTGCGGCGGCCATATCTCTCTTTGCCTTTTTACGAAACTGTTTAAGCTCCAATAGAATGGCTGGTAAAAGACTGGGGACGTCTTGTGCGAATTTATAGGTTCTGTTACCAATGTTAAACGTTTCATATGTGACACCGGGGATATTCCCATAGTCTTTCTCATTCATAACATATGACGAGTAACATAGATTATGGGCCATCATGATACTCGGATACAGCGCTTCAAAATCTAGGGCTGTGATGGGTGTATAATAGGCTCCTTTTTGAGCGTCAAGTACAGTTGCACCTTCGTAGGGTTCTTCGGGCATAGCACCCCATCTAATCGTTGGTACCATAAATCCTAGTTCTCGAGCCTTTTTAGTCAACTGACTAAAAACCTTAATCTGTTGTCCACGCTCTACGAGGAAACACAGGGGTACCCATGTCGCTTTAGCCATCTCTAACAAGTTCAAAAGAATACATAATTTTTTCATTAGTTTATGCGGAAGTAAAGTATCCTTAATACAATACTCTGCGACTTCACCAAGCTTTTTTGGATCTTCTTCTATAAATCGAGCAAACATTTCTTTCGGTGGCATGTCAATCTTTTGATCTCCGAGGTACAATTTAGACACATTATTTAGACTATACGAATCGAGTTTATATCCTTTCTTCACTTCATGGAATAAATCGAAAACAAATCGACCGGACATTGGAAGGAGTTTCAATGTATTATCACCCAAAGCACTCGAACTCAATTTTTTAATTGAAATATCACAAATCTGATCCTTCAATTTCCCAAGCCTGAAAAAGTTGGGGTTACATCCCAGTAAATGTGCGCGTGTGTGAATATAGTTGAAATCGAAACCGAAGACGTTCCATCCCGTGATGATATCAATATCCTTTTTTTGCATGTATTTTTGAAAAGCTTCGAGCATTTCCTTCTCTGTATCAAAACTCACAACATCGTCACCTTCTGTTTTTTTGTAGCATAGACAAACCTTCTCATACGGTTCATCTTCACCAAATTTACAAAGTGAAACTGCAATCTGAAAACATGCGTCACCCATGATGGCTGGATCAGGGAATTTACCAGTGGAACTGTTACACTCAATATCGAATGATGCAACTACGAATGGGGCGATGTCATCTCTATCTACGGGTTTGAGTGTATTCCACTTATTGCAAAATAAATCGATATCTACATTCGCGAGATGTGAACGAATGCACTGATCACCCGTGTCGAGCCAGCCAGTAGATTGGATACCGGTTCTATGCATCAGGCGAAGTACGGGATCTAGGTTTGATTCATACACTTTCAATTTTACCATCCCAGATGAAATGCTCAATGTGTTTTTTAGAAAGTAATCAACTCGTCGTCTCATAGCTAAATTTACGAAATCGATTTTCATGTACGCAAACTCTTCACTATTCTGAAACCCCCAAACATCTTTAGCTTTCATGATTGAATATGATACGAGACATTCAGGACATTTTCTATTTAGGACGTCGAATATTTCCTGTGCCGTCTTTTGTGTAGCACCTTTGGGAAACTTAACGAAAAAGTACGGGGTAAATGCAGTAGTAACACAAACTGATTTACCTTCCTGAGTTTTCCCAAATATACTCACTAAATGTTCATCATCAACATCTCTGGCTTCCCAAGTCAACGCTTGAAAAATCACCATCGCTTATGTATATCTTGAGCGAAAATTTTAATATCGTTTATTAATAAATGTCAGCCGCTTTAATAGAGCTTGTGTCTGTAGGTGCCCAGGATGTATTCATCACTGGTGATCCCGAGGTTAGCTTTTTTAGACAAAACTATAAGCGCCATACCAACTTCGCAATGAAGCCCGAGCGCATGGATTACATCGGTACCTTCGGTGCCAACAATGAGATTACCATCCCCATCCGTTCGAAGGGTGACCTCATGAGTTACATCTGGATCGAGGATACTAACATCGCCAATATCCAAACCAACTCTAACGGCCTGTTCTCTGCGGATGCGGCGGGTCCTACTGAATTCAGCCTGTGGATCGGTGGTCAGAAGGTGTCTCAACTCGACTCCCTTTTCATCCAAGGTGTACACAACCCCCTTCTCCGTGATTCTGCGGCGAAGGCTTCGTGCGCCATCACAACCAATAACAAGAAGGCGAACCACGGCGGTGATCACTACATGATTCCATTCTTCTTCGGTGAAGACTGGACCAAGTGTCTTCCATTGGTAGCCCTCCAATATCACGATGTGGAGATTCGCATCAAGTGCCGTGACGGTTACACACCAGCTGGTAGCCCCCAGGTTTGGGGTAACTACATTTACCTGGATACCGATGAGCGTTCCTTTTTCGTCGATAACGAACACGAGATTCTGATCACACAGACTCAACATCAGTTAGCTAACAGTGGTGATACTGAGTTCGATCTCAGCTATTTCAACCATCCAGTCAAGTCCCTTCACCTCGTATCCGGTAAGGCGGCCGGAGATGACTGGGACACCGAATACTCGTTCGGTAAGTCTTCCCTTTACATTAATGGTGTAGCCCTGTTCGAGGATACTTCCGCGGTGTATCATCACACAGTTGTACCCGAGATGCACAGTACAGATCTCCCAGATGATATTCTCGAGGATCTTCCCACTTTCACTTGGCCTTTCTGTGTAAACCTAAGCAAGACACAGCCCACGGGCACACTAAACTTTTCCCGAATTGATAACGCTAAGCTCACTGTAACTTCACCCACTGGTGGTAATGGTCTTCACCGCGTGTACGCCGTAAACTATAACATCCTCCGTATCCAGAAGGGTATGGGTGGTGTCGCGTTTGGCAACTAAGTTAAAAGGTACGAATAAAAATTTATGTAAAATGGTTAAATCTTCCTCACGAACCCGTAAGGCGTCCAAGTTCACGATTGATCTTGGACCCGAGATCGATAGGGTCGTCAAGAAGAAAAATCTAAAAATCAAAAAGCAACGGGTCATAATCAAGGCTCTTGAACAGGAACGTGATGAACTCAGGAATAGATCAAGTGATTTGAAGATGAAGAAGCAAAAATTGTATGTCTCCAGTCTTCAAGCCATGGTAGATGACCTCACCAAAAAATTGGAAGCGTCTGAAAAACGGGTGCCCACAAATGAACAACAAAGAGCTATGAATCTGGGATCTAAAACAATCAGCATCAATGATAAGACTATTGAAGAAGCTCGTAAACGTATACTCAAGGGAAAACCCATTTCAAA